ATTTTGGGTGCCGAAGATGACACGGCTGGTTTTGGCGCAATTATGAGGGGTATCCTTAAATAAGGTCACAGTAGTTGTCGATAAGCCGGAACGGCCTGTTCCACTTAAACAAATGGGCAGCGGGTCGAATTGGGTAGGCATCCATCTAATCACCTACTTTGCGTTACAGCATTTTTTCATTAATGCGAAGCGCCCTGTGCCCAATTTTATGTTTCTCGACCAGCCTTCACAGGTCTACTTTCCGTCTGAACATGATGAACAGAAAACTGATTTGAATGAGGTTAATAGAATTTATCAGTTTATTATTAATCACACAATCGAACTTGGGGGTAAGTTGCAGGTTATTATTGTGGATCATGCGACCCCCGGGAAAGATGCTTTTGGGGAATTTATTCTTGAAGACTGGTGGCATAATGATAAAAAGTTAGTACCGGTTGATTGGTATGAAGCAGAGTAAAGTCGTAAGGCTCAAATCAGTAGACCCAATGTTTCGGAATAGCTGTTTCAGCGTATGTAGACTGAAAGCTTGATGAACCTCTATGAAAATTTGATAATGAAAGGTGATAAAAATGTATGAAAAGTATATTCAACCATTATTTAGAATGCAAAAGGTCTTACTATGGAATTCATTGTGAGGTGAAAAATCTATTTACTAATGCTCAAAAGACAAGCAAAGAGGCGTGCCGAAGCTTCTTAAATGAACACTATAAAAGAGGGAAAAAAGAGGGATTGCTTAATAACAATTTGTTTGAGCAATATAAGAGGCATGGCAAGCATGTACATTCTGCATCCTTATATCTTCTCGGAATAACACTGCTTCCATTGTTTGAAGATTGCATATCTAACGAATTGATTAAATTTGTACCAAACTTTAAATCATGGTACGAGAACAAGGATACTTTTCGGTATATTTGGTATCTCCCATCTATGTATCATGACTTTGCCAGCTGCACTGAAACGGGAACTATCCGCGCGAATGATTCAGAACAACGTCGCACTTTGAAATTCCATCTTGGAAATCATAATATTCGATATTCTCCCTATGGCTTTTTTCCTTATAAAACGATGTTTCCCTACGGAATTAGCGAGATTCCGTTCCGATTTTCACCCGAACTTATTGCAAATTATTTTTATTATCGTGCTTGCAATGGGCAGTGTGAACACGGTATAATTGCGGGTTATATGTTCTTCGATAGGTTTGTAAAAAACTTTCTGAGATATGCACAAAATGGATTTGATTATAATGGGAACGTGAAATATAGTGGTCTAAACTGGAATATTGGACATCTAGCATATGCAGCCTATGTGGCGGACGCTATCATTTGCCACAATATATGGCTTGGCGGCAAGGCTGAAGAGGATACATATAAGCAATATGGACTTACACCGCTGCTATACACCGAGCATCCGGAAAGCAAGCTCTCCATCGAGGAGTACCCATTGCAATTTATGCTGTGCTTGTTAGACACGATTGAACCAACGAAACGCTTTATGAATCCGCTTTCCCCGCGTGAAGTGTTAGAGAGCATAGGAATGGAATATGCTGATAGGTGTATATCTATTTCGTGGAAGGATGAGATTGGGCAGCAAAGAGAATTTTTCAAGTGGTATGATGGAATTGTCAATATGAAAGAATGGATGCATGTTGATATAATAATGGGAGAAAATGGCGTTACGATTACTTTTTGAAAGTAAGATGTGCAAAAGCTAAAAGACGAGCATCAAACAATTAGCGCATAACGAAGCGAAGGAGAACCACTATGTCCTATTTAGAAACTATCCAAGAGCTTCTGGAAGCCAAGGAAGGCGAACACGTCCAGTTTAAGGAAGCAAAGCGCCGATTTGACTCCGGAGAAGCAGCAAAATGCTGCTGTGCATTGGCGAATAATGGCGGCGGAAAGCTGGTTTTTGGCATTACAGATAAAAGACCCCGCATGGTAGTTGGAAGCGAGGCTTTTGACCAGCCTGAACGTACCCGTATGGGCTTAATTGAAAAGCTGAAAATCAATGTTGATTTTCAAATTTTCAACTATGAAGGAAAACGAGTTCTGGTTTTCGATGTAAAAAGCCGTCCGATTGGCTTGCCGGTGCAATATGATGGCGTAGCGTGGATTTACGAGGGTGATACACTTAAACCTATGCCGGAAGATATGCGCCGCAGCATCTATGAAGAAACGGGTGGCGATTTTTCAGGAATAATCTGTGCTGGTGCAACCGTTGAAGATTTGGATGATACCGCTATCGAAAATTTCCGCGGCAAGTGGATTGAAAAGAGCAGCAAAAAGCAGCTGGCAGCGTTGTCAAAAGAACAGCTTCTCCATGACTGTGGCGCAATCACGGATGATGGTGTAACGTATGCTGCTTTGATTCTCTTCGGAAAGACAAAAGCGATTATCAAGTATTTGCCGCAGACGGAAATCATTTTTGAATACCGTTCCTCTGAAGCATCAGGGCCTGCAAACCAAAGGGAGGAGTTCAGAATTGGCTTTTTTGCGTGTTATGACCGCATCTGGGAGCTTATTAACCTGCGGAATGATAAGCAGCACTATCAGGAAGGCTTTTTCGTATTTGACATTGCAACATTCAACGAGCGTGTTGTCCGCGAAGCTATCTTGAATGCGGTAAGTCACAGAAATTATCAGCTTGGCGGGAGTATCTTTGTCCGCCAATTTCGTGATAGACTGCTTGTTGAAAGTCCCGGCGGTTTTCCACATGGTATCACGCTTGACAATATCCTAGATCGTCAACTTCCGCGCAATCGCCGCATTGCAGAGATATTGTCTCTGTGTGGGATGGTTGAGCGATCCGGGCAGGGCATGAACCTGATGTTTGAGCTGAGCATTCAGGAAGCAAAGCCGCTTCCGGACTTTACGGGCACTGATGACTTTTTTGTCAGCGTAACGCTGAATGGGCTGATTATTGATAAGGCAATGCTTTCTGTTATTAACCGAATCAGTGAAACATGTGCGGAGATGCTATCTACGGAAGATTTCCTTGCGATTGATGCACTGTATCATGAGCGAACGCTGAATGAAAAGATGCAGTCTCGGCTGAACCGACTGGTTGAGATGGGGATTGTTGAGCACATCGGACGCAAGAAATATGTACTCGCACGAAGCCTTTATGCGGCAACGGGCAAGTCGGGCGTGCATACGCGACATGTAGGATTGGATCGGGATACCAACAAGGAATTGCTGTTGAAGCATATTAGGAAAAACAATGAAGTTGGTACGCCGTTCAAAGAATTGCAGCAAGTTTTGCCGGGACTTGATCGAAACCAGATACGTGTTTTGATGCGGGAATTGCGCGCGGATGGAAAGGTTTTCAGCAAGGGTACAACAAGTGCTGCAAGATGGTATGTTAATGAATAAAGCAAGGGCAACTTTGAACTAACTTGGGACAAACTTTGAACCAACTTTGAACTAAATTGCGACTTGATTTATGATATATGTTCTTGAGCAGTTACAGAATCAGAAGAACAGTTTTTGATAAATATGCCATATGCAGAATGGTGGGTTTTCGCAGAGTGGATGTGTTACCTTGCTACTGCACCACGATGCGTACCCACAATCGTACCCACAACGGAGTGGTATTCCATGTGATTTGTTAAGCTGCAAATGCTGATTTTGGTTTCAGAGTGCTACCATATGGTACTGGATGGGACGCAATGGGAAGTGCGTTCTCCGCTTCGAATCCGCTATGCTCCACCATTTTTATCAGCGGTCGAACATTCGACCGTTGTTTTTTTATTGTCTGGAACAGGTCGAAGGTTTTCAATTTCGCTGCTTGCGCCGATAGCTTCAATATAGGACACTTGACGGCTATCACGGAGGTTGTAATAAATAATCAGCTTATCGTCGTACAGATACACGGTATTGATGAACACGTCGATGATACGACGGCGGAAAGCAGGGTTAAAGGAATCACCCGCGCAGAATTGGCGCAGCCACGCACGCACTTCTTCCTTCGTGTAGGTGATGGACGCGGCGACGCGCAGCTTGGAAAGGTCTATTTCCATGTCAGCCTTTTTCGCGTCAAGTTCTTCGCAGCGTTTCATAAAACGCTTGCGCATTGCGTCGGTTGTCGCCTGAATACACAAATCCATCGTCTTCTGAATTTCGCCTTCAGTCAAGGCGATCTTCTGTTCAAGGGCTTTAATGCCTGACTTGTCGAATTGCCGTTCATATTCGGCAACGATGGCTTCTGCGATATAGTCCGTTCTGTCAGGTGTCAGCACATAGTCAAGCGTTTGCTCGACGACGTACCATTCAAGAAAGTCTTTCCTTTCGTTTGCTTTCTTGCATTGGTGCTTTTTCTTTTTCAGGGAACAGGCGTAGTAATTATAAACGACGCCTTTGCGATTCTGCCCGCATTCAGCCGTTATTGGGCTTCCGCACAGACCGCAAAACAGCTTGCCTTGCAGCAGGTATTCCGTCTTTGACGTGGCTTCGCCGCCCCCTGTGCGCCGCTTGCGGGCGATGCGCTCCTGCACACGGTCGAACAGCGGTTTATCTACGACGGCAGGAAGCCCGCCCGGAATTTCAATGCCGTTATAAGTGTATTCGCCGATTGTCTTGCGGTTCTTCAGAATGGACAGAAGCCAGCTTAACGTGACGGGCATTCCGCGATTGCTGCGCAAACCGCGCTTTGCAAAATCGTCAACGATGGACTTTGAGCCTTCGCCGCTGTCATAGCGTGCAAAGGCTTCTTTGACGATAGCAGCACGTTCTTCATTGACAACCAGTTTCCGATCTGTTCCGACGCTGCACCACCACGGCACAGCACCGCCGACGAATTTACCGTTCAAAGCACTTTCACGCATCCCGCGTTCAATCTTCTTTTTCAAGTCAAGCGAGTAATATTCAGCCGACGCTTCAAGCAACGCTTCGAGTAAAACGCTTTCGTCGCCTTCACCGACGTTCTCCATTGCAGAAATGACCTTGACGCCGAATTGCTTCAGCTTGTGCTTGTATGTTGCGCTGTCATAACGATTTCGGGCAAAACGGTCGAGTTTCCAAACGATGACACGTTCAAATTGATGCTTCGATGCGTCTTTTATCATGCGCTGAAAATCTGGGCGTTCGTCCGTCTTGCCAGAAATGGCGCGGTCGATGTATTCGCCAATTACAGTCAGGTCGTTGCGCTTCGCATAGTCATAGCAATCGCGCAGTTGCCCTTCAATCGACTGTTCGGTTTGGTTGTGACTTGAATAGCGGGCATAGATGACAGCGTTCATTGACATAATCAATCACCCTTTTTTCGGGAAAATATAAACATCCGCAAAATCAATTCCTTCATCGTCTGAATTGATTCCTGCGATATAGACAGAAACATTTTCTTCGCCTTGCGCTTCGACAATCTTAGCAGCGGCAGCGGGCAAGTAGCCGATTTCCAAAGTAGAAGAAACGACGTACTTTTCTTTATCGAAGTCATATTCAACAGAGCATTCTTCGCCGCGTTCACACTGGGAAATATTATCCTGCATTTCGCCGCGTTTGTTACCCGTCAGTCTGTACGCTTTGGCATCAGGAAATCTGCGCAGCAGATATTTCAATTCATCCCTATAAAAGAACAAATCAAGCACAGCTTCGTTCCGTTCGTCGTCAACATGTGTAATGATGGCAAAAATAGGTTCGCCGCGCCTGTTCCAGTCATAGACCATTTCAGACAATTTGTCATTGTTCAGGCTTCCGATTGCTTGACCGTTGACAAGAACAGCAACCGGGCTATATGAACTGTCGAATGTTGCGCGCTGCGCGAAAATGCTATCAAGGTTGACGCCGTGCATGAGCGAGATTCCAACGCCGTCATACTTGTACTTGCAATTCGCATTCCCGATTCGCCCCGGAACATTGACTGTTTCGCGCTTCTTCAGCGCAGGTTCCGCCGAACGCTGCGGCTTTGCCGCTTCTTTCTTCTTCAGGAAAGAAAAAATGCCCATGATTCAAAACCCCTTTCAAAATCGCATCTGATACGAATTTCATCGTGAACTGCTTCCATATATTACAGCTTGATATTCGCAAAAAATTGATACAGAATAAGACGTTCATGCGCATGGACTGTCAGCAGATAGGCGAACCGACAAGAAAGGGTGTCGTCCATGCGGAAGAAAGTCTATGTAGAAGTACCCGAACGACCTGACGTTGAAGCATTTGTTTTCATCGACCGACCGGGAATCATTTACATGAACCGTTCCTGCGAGAAAGAAGGCGTCGTGAAAATCATTCCCGAACGACCCCTGACCCCTGACAACGACCAACAAGGCAAGAACGCCTGACGCTGACAGCAGAAGCCCGTGCATTACGCACGGGCTTCTGTGTTATCGCCCGTTTCCGCCACTGGTTCGGAGAATACCGGGTTGTTGCGCAGCGCTTCGTTTTCTTGTTCCGCTGCGTTGCGGTTCGTTGCTTCAGCTACACGCCGCGCGAAGTTCATAACAACGTCGCGTTCATCTTGCGGCATTGAAATGAAGGTTTCCAGCAGGACGCGCGCCATATCGTCGAGCTTGTACTTTTCGCAAAGCTGCGAAATCAGCGAATCGGAGGATTCTTCAAACATGCTTCCTTCACCCGTTCGCAGCCAGCGTTCCGACACATTGAAAGCCTGACATATCTGCGAAATGTGAATGTCACGCAGTTCGCGCCGCCCTGTTTCAAAATGTGCATAAGTGGATTGCGCAACATTGATTCTTTCGCTGAACTCTTGCTGACTTAAATTCAGCGCACTACGCAATGCCTTTAGACGTTCTTTCGTGCATACCACCCCTTTCACCCTTAGTATAGCACAAAATCTAATACAATGCAATATTTTTTGCAGCAAAACCCTTGACAATATAAATCCATTGTATTATACTATTATTGCAACGGATTAAAGGAAAGAAGGTAACGCAATGAGCAAGCAAGAGATTCAGCAGGTCAAGCCCGAAGCCGACAAGTTGGCGGCGATCATTGCCAGCTTGACGACGACCGAACAGGCGTTGCTTTGTGGATTTGCGCAGGGCATCGCTCTTGCTTCTACGCTGGATAAGAAAAGCGCGTAAGCACGGAAAGGTGGCACATTATGGCAAGAGAACTAAAGCCAAACGAACGGCTTGTGCAAATCGGGCAGACGGCGCTGCGCGCGCCTGACGGCTCTTTTCTGCCCGCGCAACCGCTCTATATCATCGTCGAAGCTGCGCCAGACGAACCGAAAGACAAGCCGTTCAGCAAGAGCGAAGAACAAACCCTGACTGACGTTGCGGGCATCTTCGCACAGAAGTTTGCGCAGTACGTCAAAGGCGGCGGCTTGGTAACAGGCTGACCGCTTCCCCGGCTTTGTGCCGGTCTTTTGCGGGGACTGGTGACGCCCTTTCCCGTTCGTTCGGATGTGGGCAGCGCGGTTCAATTCCGCGCCCCTGCGCTATTTCAAATATTTTTGAAAGGTGGTTTTCCTATGACAAGAGAGGAACTGTTGGAACGAATCGGCGACATTCGGGATGAACTCGAAGAACTTGCCGACGACGCTGAAAGCATCGACGCGAAGGGAAAGACCGCACCGCACAGCGTTTTCAAAATGTCCTTCGCGGACGTGAAGCGGATGCTTTCCGCAGGCATGCTTGACCTGTTTCACATCGGCGATCAGGTCGTAAATCAGCATGAGCTTTTCGGCGCGGTTGTCTGGGATGTTATCGGCATCAATGCCGACATGCCTGCCAGCGGCGCAGATGTGCCGACGCTGACCCTGCTGATGCACGATGTCATTGACGGCAGGTTCGTCTATGACAAGGAAAGCGAAGGCTTCCCGTATGGACACGCGCATTATCCTTCTTCGTCAATCCGCAACGTGTTGAACACGGATGTTCTGAACGGCTTTTCCGAAGCAGACCGTGCGGCAATGCTGGAAGTCGAAAAGACAACATACACAGTCGATTCGGAAGGCAGCAAGCCTGAAACCACGGCTGACAAGCTGTTCCTGCTGTCCTGTACGGAAGTCGGCTTCCCTGCTGGTGAATATGTGCGCTTTGAAGGCGCAGCATATTCGTTCTTCACGGATGACAAAAGCAGGAAAAAGCAGGACGCGACAGGCAGTCCCCGTAACTGGTGGTTGCGTTCGCCGGACCCCGGCAACGCGAACAATGCGCGTAGCGTAGACACTACGGGCGCGCGGAACGACAATAACGCCTACAATGGTAACGGCGCGGCGGCGGCTTGTGTAATCGGATAATCCTTCAATCAGCGCCCGTCACAGGGCGCTGATACCTTCAAGAAAGGCGGCGTTTTTATGTATGTTCTTGTGCTTGACCATGACAAATGGTGCAATGTGCGCGGCTATACGCGCGGCGCATGGATGGTTTACGGCTGCGCGACAAGCAAAAACTTCGGCGCAGTTCGCGGACGGCGTCACACCTTCCGGCTTTTGAGTAAAAACGGAAAGATTCGTTATCGCGGCTACTGCGTGTTTCCCGATCATGCTGATTATGGTGCGCTGCTGCGCCCGCTGATTGACTTCGGCTGCAAACACGGTTGCTATCAGATTGCCTACAAAGTCGGCAAGCGCTATAACAAAATTCCTCTTGAACTTGCTTTCCGCTTTTCCCGCCTGTGTTGCGTATCAGCGAGTACGCGCGAATTTCTTGACTTCTATGACCTGCACGATTTGAGCGAAGCGGATGCAGGGCAGCTTGAAAACTACATCGACTATGTCACGGAGGTCTGAAAATTGCCGAAGCTGGAATATGAACCGCCTTTGAAGCCGAACACTTCAAACCCGAACAAGGGAAAGGCTGAACACGAAAAAAGCAAATCAGACGGAACGGCGGCGTTTGGCTGTCTGATTATGATTTTCGGCGGGTGCGCCAGTATTGGCGGCTTGCTGTACTTCATTCAGGTTGTTATCAACTTGATTAAAACAATGTAATTGCATGAGGTGGCACAAATGCAAAATGAAATCATGACCAGCGCGCAAAACGTCGCGCTATCCGGGCGCAGCGTGGATGAAATCACGGCTGACATTCGGGTGAACTATCGGAACGCGAAAGCGTCAATCGTCGCCATTGGGCGCGATCTTGCCGAAGTGAAGCAAATGCTGAACCACGGCGAATGGTTGCCCTATCTTCAAGGGCTGAACATTTCTGTTTCCAGCGCTGAAAACTATATGCGCTATGCAGCAGAAGTGCCGGGCAACGATCAGCTTGCCGCCCTGCCCTACTCGGCAGCAATCGCCTTGATTGCCCTGCCGGAAGACGAACGCGAACAATTCATGCAGGACAACGACATTGAAGATAAATCGGCGGCTGAAATCAAACGGCTTATTGCCGCGACAAAGCAGGAAGCGGAAAAACGCAAGAAAGCAGAAGAAGCGCTTTCGCAAGCGCAGCTTGATTTGCATCAAGCGCAAACTGTCCTGTCCGTTGCGGAACGCGGGCGCGATGCTTACAAAGAACAGCTTGACAAGGCGCAGGAAAAAATGGAGTACCTCGAAGCACAACTTGACTGGGAGCAGAACAAGCCGCAAGAAACGGAAATCGTCGAAAAGGTGGTTGCGCCCGCTGGTTATGAACAAATGCAACGCGACCTCGATTCCTTGCGCCAACGCTGCGAAGAAGCTGAAGAAGCTGCTGCTGAAGCTGAAAAACGGGCTGCTGCTGCGGTTGCTGATGCGCAACGGGCGCAGATTCAGCAGCTTGACGCCGCCGATCAGGATGAAGAAGCCGGGGACGGATTGAACGTCTTTGATTTCGTCACGGTCTGCAACGAGTTCAGCGGAAAGGTATGGGCCGTTCCGTTCATGGATTTTAGGGCGATTAACGAAGACGCGCTGCGCAGCTATCGCCTTATGACAAACGGCGTCAAATGTTGGGCCGAACGGGTTCTTTCGGCAATCGACGCGGCAAAAGCGCCGATTCCAGCGGAAGGGGTGATTATCCTTGACGCAGACGCCGAATAACGAGATTGCGCCGCTTCAACAACTAACGCAGCTTCAAGCAGATAATCTTCAGCGAATGGGGCTTTTCATTCAGCAAATGGGCGCGGTCGTTACCGCGCTCGATCAGCGCATGAAGAAACTTGAAAAGTTGACCGAACAGCGCGTCACAATCAACAGTAAGCAGGCGAAAGCCCTTCAGAAGCGCGTTCAGGCGCGTTCTGCGGTGCTTTGCGAGAAACACGGGTTTTCATACGCCGAAGACGGAGAAGCGTTCAGGCGGGCAATATGGCGTGATCTGAAAGCGCAATACGCAATCGACGACATTCACGACCTGCCTGCTGCATATTTCGCGCTTGCTGGAACCTTCATTGATGGCTGGAGTTCATTTCAAACTGTGCGCAAGGTGCGCGCCCGGCGCGGCGGGTAATCCGCGCTTTTTATGGGCGGGATGGCTGACCATTTCTTCGGACTGTGCCACCCCGAAGAACGACGCTCGACACGTCGCCCGCCCACCACGAACCCGGAAAATGCACAAGAAAGGACGGTGCGAACATGCTTCATGCACGCGACGGCTGAAACGATAACCCTGATAGTTGGTGACGACGATCTTCAAGACCGCTATATTGCCGATCTGGTGAAAGTTGACCATTGTTTCAGGGACAAAGAAACAAACCCTATTGTCAAGATACGCTTCATCCTTCGATACCCTATTCAGCACGCCATAATATGGCCTGACGTGCCGAAGGACAACGCGCCTGTCGGCGAAGACGTAATATGCCGCATGAAGGCATACGGACGCGCTACGCCGCCGCAAATCAACCAATTCAGCAGCTATGCAGACAGCTTGACCGCTGCACAGAACGCCGTGCTGAAGCAAGCCAGAGAGCAGAGGGACAGCTCGACGGTCGAGATTATACAAAGGCACATGCGCGGCGAAATGCCACTGCGGGTGCTGCTGGAATATAAGGAGTGGGAATTGTAATGCCGTGCGTTAATTACGTCAAGGAGCATATCACGTTTATTGAGTATGCGTCAGATAATGGGCTTTCCAGCAATGAGCGGCTTTTATGGTACGCCTTGATCCACGAGATGAATCGGCGCGCCATAGGCACGAATTGGCCTGATGGCTATATCCGCATTGCCAATAAACGGCTTCTTTCCCTTCTGCCTATCGGCTTTGATGCGATGGCAAAGGCGCGCAATTCTCTTGCGCAGCGCGGGCTTCTTTCCTTCCAGCATGGGCGCAAAAATGCTGAACTACCTATGTATCAGATGCACTACTTGACTGTCGCAGATAATCCACAAGTTTCTGATGAATCTGTGGATAACCCCGGCGAAACATGTTCAAAACCTTGTTACCCTGCATCTTATCCGACAAAAACGGATAAAGTAGCGGGCAACATGCAGGGTAAAACACAGGGCAAAACACAGGGTAACGTCAAGGGTAAAACCACGGACATTTATAATAAACATAAACCTGACGGAACTGAACGTAACCTAAACGCATTTATTGATGACGATGATGATGCGGAGGCGGAGCAAATGCGCGCACGCACGCGCATGATGCAAGCCGATCAAGAGTACAACCACGATGGACGTTTTGACCGTATGGACGCCAACGCAAAAGCAGCAATCAAAGCTATACGCACATACTTCGGGCGCGAAGCAACGCCCCATGAAGCTGAACGGTTTGGTTTGCTTGCTGCAAACATGGGATTTTCGCCCGATATGGTCGAAATTGCATTGAGCAACGCCGCCCTTGCCGCTGCAAGAAATCCGTTTGCCTACTGTGTACAAATTTTCCGGGAGTGGCAAGACTGGGAAGTGACAACCCCTGAAGAATACGGTGAATTTGCGTATAGTTACGACCGCATGACAGGACGTGCGGACGGCGTCAAACACACAAGCGAATATGAGCGGGCGAAGCAGATGTGCGAGGAACGGCGTAAAAAGCACGAAGCGGAAAGGAGCGGCAGCAATGGCGACGATACCGCGCAGGATTTATGACACATGCGAAGATATGCTGTATCAGCGTGAAAGTTTGGTCAAAGCGGCATCAGAACGCCTTATGTCTGCCCGTGACCGTGCGTATGCCGCGCACGGTCAAAACCTCGACACAAGCTGCGTTGCGTCTTCGGGCGACAAATCAGGCCCGGTCGAACGTGCTGTATTCGCAATTCTTCAGGCTGAAGCCGATCTGTGTGCCGCGCTGAAATGGGCAGAAGTTTTTTCACACCTTGACGACATTTTTGCAGGAAAGCCAGAAGCGCAAATTGCCAATGCAATCTATGTGCGGCACGTCAAGCAAAAAGACGTTGCCGAAGTAATGCACTATGACCGCCAGTCTGTGCGCAGATACCGCGACAATTATGTTTGCTACTGTGCATTGTTGGCAGCAGAAAAGAATTTAATCAAAGTTCAGGAGGACGAAGACGATGCTTCACACACCGAAGACGGTTAAGACGATTGATAATTTCTTCATGTTCGACGAATATCAGAGAAAAGCAATGCGGACAGCAAACAAAGAACTGCCCGCTGACGAAATGCTGCTGAACGCTGTCATGGGCATGTGTGGAGAAGCGGGTGAAGCGATTGACCTGCTGAAGAAGCACCGGGCGCAGGGCGCGCCGCTGGACATTGACCGCCTTGCAGGTGAAGTCGGTGATTGCCTGTGGTATATTGCAGAGTTCGCGGAAGCGTCGGGCATTTCGCTTGCGGAAATCGCGCAGCGGAATATCTCGAAGCTGAAGAACCGCTATCCGAAAGGATTTGACGCTGAATGCAGCAACAACCGTGCTGAAGGGGATGTTTAACTGTGACGAAGTGCAAGGGCTGCGGGGCTGAAATTGGCTTTATCAAGCTGAAAGCCGGGAAGGTTATTCCTGTGAATCCTTGGCCTGTATACATCGAAGATAAGACAGCGAAGGATATAATCATAACCGTTGACGGGCGCGTTTCAAACGGACGCCGGGAAAATGTGAAAAGCACAAATGCCGATTTGATGCGCGGATATGTCAGCCATTTCGCAACTTGTCCAATGGCAGGAGCTTTCAGGAAACGATGACCAACAGACGAAATTCGTATCAGGTACGATTTTCATTTTAGGCGCATTGTCACGTTATTTTGCATGATGGGACAAGCAGAAAAAGCACTGTGATTGCAAAGCTGTTTCTTCATTATATAGACAGCGAAAAGTGCGTTATCAAGGAAAACGTCACAATATTTGCAATACGGGACAAAATAAACGCAAAAAGGGGGCTTCGCGGTGCGGGTTGAGCCAATACGCGACAAGGCAGTAATCAACAGGATTGCGGAAGCCTTGAAGAATGACCAGACGGAAGCGGGAAAGCGCCGATACCTGCTGTATCTGTCAGGGCTGTATCTTGGGCGCAGAATTTCAGATTTGCTGTTGCTGAAAGTCGGCGACGTATACGGCAAGGACAAATTTGTTATCAGAGAAAAAAAGACGGGAAAGCAAATAGAACTGTTCATCACGAAGAACTTAAAGCGCGCATACAAAGAACGCCTTGCCGGGCGCGCGCCCGATGAATATGTGTTTGCGTCTGATAGACCTGATAGAATCACAAAGCAGCAAAAGCCCATTGACAGACGCACGGCATACCGCGACATTCAGGAAATCAAAAAAATCGGCAATTTCCCTGCTGACTATAATCTTGGGACGCACACCCTGCGCAAGACTTTCGGCTATCACTACTATCAGGGAACGCACGACATAGCCGGGCTGATGAAGCTGTTCAATCACGCGAAGGAAGAAACGACGCTGATTTATATCGGCATTGCGTCTGACGAAACAAAACAGACTTTCAGGAAGATTGATTCCATGTATGATACTTGACATACGCTTTAAGGCGTGTTAGTATTAGACTGTGATTTTGTAGAAGGGCGCACCGCTTAAACGGTTGCGCCTTTTCTATTGCCGGAAGGAGTGCTGCAACGTGGCTGCACCTTTTGCAAAAAAGCTGTATGCGTCGAAAGCGTGGAAACAATGCCGCGATGCGTATGCAGCATATCGTCACGGTATTTGTGAACGCTGCGGCGCGCCGGGCGACGAAGTGCATCACAAAACATACCTTACGCCTGCGAATGTCAACGACCCTGAAATTGCTTTCGGATGGAACAACCTTGAACTACTGTGCAGGTCGTGTCACATCGAAGAACATGACAAGCATAAGACGCTGAACCACGGGCGACCAGCGCGCGAAGCCGACTTACGCATTATGTTTGATGCAGACGGTCAGCCGATACCGCGCGGTCAGGTGCGCGTCGTTTGGGGCTGTCCGGCATCAGGCAAGACAACCTATGTGCATGAACACATGAAGCACATGGACATTGTTGTTGATCTGGATGCAATCATGTATTGCTTCACGGGGCTGACGAACAAGGCTGACGATCAGTCTGATATTTCAGACTATCTGCCCGCGATGCTGCTGATACGGTCGGCGGTATACAAGGCAGTCAAGGACGGGTTGCCGGGCGTCCGCACAGCGTGGATTGTTGCAGGTCTGCCGAAGAAGTCAGACCGTCAACAAATGTCTATGACGTTTCCTGATGCTGACTTCGTTTTCACAGAAAGCACGTTTGAAAAATGTGTTGCGAACATGGAAGCCGACGATATGCGCACAAACAAAGAACGGCAGCGCAGAATCATAACGGAATGGTTCCGAAATTATGAAGCGGACTAATCCCCCCTATCAAAAAATGTTAAGAAGGGGGACGAAGACCGCGGGGGGTGGAACCTAAATTTTAGCGCAGACAGCGCGGGCGGGGGGTGTAGAATGAGCAAGAGCAAAGCCAGCATGACGAAAGACGACTACATTAAAGCGGAGATAAAGCGACTTAAAAAAATCTTCGCGAATTTGACGCAAGATGCGTCAGCCGTTGCCGAAAAACTGATTGAAAACGCCGCGTTCATGGCAGTTTCCCTGACCGATCTTCAGCGGATTATCAACGAAAAGGGATATACCGAAGAATACCAGAACGGCGAAAACCAGTTTGGTACAAAAAAGTCGTCGGAAGTCGATATTTATAACACGATGGTCAAGAACTTCAATGCAACCATGAAACAGCTTATTGACATGCTTCCCGAATCACCTTCCGGGAGCAACAGCAAGAATGCGGCGCTTGATTATATTACGCGCCGCGCTGGGCCGTGAGTGCGCTTGAACAATATGCCGTCGCCATTCTTGACGGGAAAATCAAAGCCTGCCGCCGAATCAAGCAGATGTATGAAAAACTGCTTTATCGGTATTATAACCCCGGTCAATGGCACTTCGATCAGGAAATTGCAGACAGGCATATTGTTTTCATGGAACGCTTTTGCCGCCAGCCTGAAAGCGGTCAACCGCTTCGCTTTGAGCTATTCCAACGCGCGAAACTTGAAGCAATCTTCGGCTTCGTAGATGATTGCAACCTTCGCCAGTATCAGGAATGCTTGACAATCGAAGGTCGAAAGAATGGCAAAACAACTGAAATGGCAGCTGTTGAAATTGACTTGCTTGCAAACGATGGCGAAGGTTCCCCGCAGGTGTACAACGTGGCTACAAAGCACGATCAGGCAATGTTGGGCTTCAATGCCGTACATAGCATGATTAAACGCAGCAGTGACCTATCAGGGATTCTGCGAAAGCGCGTCAGCGATATATATTTTCCGTACAATCTGGGATTCATCAGAGCACTTGCGGCAAACAGCAACGGTCTTGACGGTCTAAATGCCCACGGCGTAATCATAGACGAATTGGCAGCGATTAAGAACCGCGACTTATACGACTTGATGAAACAATCAATGTCGGCGCGGTCACAACCGCTGCTTTTTGCTATTACGACAAACGGATTTGTCAGAGACAATATCTTTGATGCACAATACGAATACGCCTGCGGCGTTCTCGACGGAACGATTGAAGACGAACGCTTTGCCGCGTTTATCTATGAGCTTGACGACCCTGACGAATGGCTTGATGAATCTTGCTGGATAAAAGCAAATCCGGGACTTGGCACGATAAAAAAATACGACTTTCTAAAGCGATGCGTTCAGAAAGCGAAAGATGACCCTTCCTTCATGCCTACGGTAAAGACGAAAGATTTCAACCTGAAAGAAACAGGCGCTTCGTCGTGGCTGCGCTGGGAGGAATTAAACAATGACGCAACATTTGACATGAAGTTTGATTATTGTGTTGGCGGTTTTGACGCCGCCGACACAACAGACCTTAATGCGGCAAAAGCCTTGATGATGCGTCCTGATGACCCGAATATATATGTCAAGTCTATGTATTGGATTCCTGAAACGGTACTTGAACAGGTATCAAAAACGGGAAGCAGGCGCGAACGCGATAACATGCCCTATGATCTGTGGGTAAAGCAAGGTCTGATGCGCGTTTGGGAAGGAAATAAAGTTGATAAAGCCTGTTTTCTTCAATGGTTCATGGAACTTCGGGAGAAAGAAGACCTGTATACAATGTTTATCGGCTTCGACCCTTGGCACATTGATGACACGCTACTTGCCGCGTTCAAGTCAGAGTTTGGCCCGAACGCAATGATTCCCGTGCGTCAAGGCATTTATACCCTATCAGACCCCATGAAGCAGCTTCGGGCAGACCTTCAGGCAAAGCGCGTTATTTACGGCGGAAATCCGATTGATAAAATGTGCCTTGCGAACACGGAAATCAAAGCGGACATTAACGGCAACATTCAGCCGATAAAGGGGCTTGACCCACGCAAGCGCATTGATGGAACTGTTGCCCTGATAAATGGGTATAAGGTACTAAAAGATAAATATGACCAGTTTGTAAATCTGAATTGAGGGGGTATAACGTGGGGCTGCTCGAAAAGATATTTCCGCGTCGCGGAGAAGCCGAAAAGGTTGAAGGCTACTTCAAAACGCTGACCGCATACACGCCTGTTTTTACAACATTTGAAGGCGGCGTTTACGAAGTCATGCAGACACGCGCGGCGATTCATGCTTTTGCGAATCACATTTCAAAGCTGAAGCCCGAAATCGTCGGTTCACGCAATGAAAAACTTGCGCGCATTTTATCGCACAGACCAAACCCGTATATGAATACGTCACAGTTTCTTTATCGTGTGGCGACGATTTACGCGGCGACAAATAACGCATTTATTGTTCCACTATATGGCGCGGATTACCAGACGATCACAGGGTACTACCCCCTATGTCCCGACCGCGTTGAAATTGTAACTGTCAAAGGAAATCCGTATTTGCGCTATACGTTCACCAGCGGTCAACGCGCCGCCGTTGAACTGGAACGCGCGGGCATCCTGACACAGATGCAATATCGGAATGACTTCTTCGGCGACAGCAATGCGGGCATTATCGACCCAACATTGCAGATGATTGACATTCAAAATCAAGGCATTATTCAAGCCGTGAAGAACGGCGCGTCTGTTCGCTTTATCGCCAAACTTGCGCAGACGTTAAAAGATGCAACCATCAGGGAAGAACGAAAGCGCCTGCGCGAAGAAAACCTTGCCGCTGAAAATTCAGGCGGCATCTTCCTTGTTGATGCAAAATATTCGGATGTGCGCCAAATTGATAGCAAGTCTTTTGTTGTCGATGCGGAGCAAATGCGACTTATCAACGAAAATGTCTATAACTACTTCGGCGTAAATGAAGCAATATTGCAAAATAAGTTCAACGAAGAACAGTTCAACGCATGGTATGAAGGCAAGTTAGAGCCGTTCATTGTGCAACTTGGTCTTGCGCTTACAAACATGACATTTACCGACCATGAAATAGCGTTCGGCAATGAAATCATGTTCAGCGCAAACAGACTTCAATACGCTTCGACAAATAGTAAGCTGCTTGTTTCGCAACAACTTTTTGACAGAGGGATTCTATCACAAAACGACGTCTGTGACATTTGGCAGTTGCCTCACATCGAAGGCGGCGATAAGCGATATATTCGCGGCGAGTATAAGCCAAACGGCGCAAAAGACGATACGCCTGCGTCAATGCAAGAGCCGCCAGCCGATCAAGACAACAGCGACAAAAACTAAAATCGTATCTGATACGAATTTGAAAGGGGAAACGATATGCCGAAGATTATCGCCAGCCGGGAATACAGAAGCATGAACCCGCTTGCTGTGCTGCAACGATCACAGGATGATGAAGCAGCATATCGCGCCGAAGGATATGCGACTACTTTCGATGTTCCATATATTCTTTTTGAGATGGACGGCGTTAAATACTATGAACAAATCAGCTCAAATGCCCTTGATAGCGCTGATGTGTCTGACGTGGTTTTCAGATTTGACCATACCGGGCATGTGTACGCGCGCACGAAAAACGGAACGCTGACGCTTGCCCCTGATGGACACGGTTTGAAATGTTCTGTTGATTTATCTACAACCGAAGCGGCGCGCCAGATGCACGACGAAATCAGAACAGGTCTGATTGATAAAATGTCGTGGGCTTTTACGGTTGCGGAAGATTCTTATAATTCGGAAACCAGAACAAGAACAATTCTAAAAATCAAGAAGGTTTACGACGTTAGCGCAGTCACATTTCCCGCCGACGCCGATACCGATATTTCTGCCCGTTCTTTCGTTGACGGAGTGATTGCGAAGGAAACAGCGGAGCGACTGGAAAGGCGCAGAAAAGCAATGTCTATGCTGATTGATTCCTACATTGGAACCGAAAAAGAAAAGGAGTAACGAACATGAGAACGCTTGCACAGATTGATGCGCGTCTTGCTGAAATTCGCACCGCGCTTCAGAACCCCGAAACGACCGATCTTGATACCCTTCAGAACGAAATGAATCAGCTGCTTCAGGAACGCGCGCAGCGCGTCGCTGAAGCCGAACAGCGCCGTTCCATGCTGGAAGCAATCGCAAACGGCACGGCACAAGGCATCACACCGCCTGCAAATCCTCTTGCCCCGCCTAACGGACAGAATGAAACGCACGAAGAACGCGACGTTCTTGCGACCCCTGAATACCGAACCGCCTTCCTGCGTTCCCTGATGGGTCTGCCGCTGTCCGCTATTGAACGTGCGGCAATGGATGAAGCAGAACAGCGCGCCGCCCTGACTTCTGCCAGCAGCAGCGCAGGCGCCGCTATTCCGACACAGACGCAGAATGAAATTATTCGACGTCTTCAGTCGGTTGCGCCTATTATTGGCGAAATTACCCTGTTCAATATTCCGGGCAATGTCACGATTGCGGTCGAAAACGCAACCACTACTGATGGCGCATATCACGCCGAAGGCGCTGACACTTCCGAAAGCGCCGACAAGCTCGTTGAAGTCAACCTGACCGGCTTTGAAGCAATCAAGGTGCTGTCCATCAGCGCAAAGGTCAAGTATATGTCTATCAATGCGTTTGAAGCGTGGCTGATTGACAACCTGACCGACGGCATTGCATACACGATTGAAAACTGGATTGTCAACGGAACAGGAAGCAATCAGGCAACGGGTATTGAAAAGGCGGCAACGTGGACGGCGGAAACGAACAAGGTCAAGTGTGCCGCCGCAACGCCGACGTATGCTGAAGTATGCAGCTTGATTTCCCTTCTTCCGGGAACTTACGACCGCAATGCGAAGTTCATCATGAGCAAGAAAACGCTGTGGCAGAAGTTTATGCCCATCCGCGACGACGCAAAAGCGCCGATTGTTAAGGGTGAAGGCGCTGGACAGTATTTCATCATGGGCTATCCGGTCATGCTTACCGATAAGGCGGCGACGCTGGGCGATGCGTACTTCGGCGATCTGAAGACCTACTACGGAAACTTCGCCGAAAGCATCACGGTTGATAAGTCTGAACACAGCAGCTTCCGCAAGAATCTGACGGACTATCGCGGCAGCGCGATCTTCGACGGCAAGCCGACTGTGCCTGATGCTTTCGTAAAGATGTCGCTGACCTGATGGAGTAAACGCGCATGAACATCATTGAACGTGTACGCAAATCACTGAACATCACGTCGGCGGCGTTCGACGATGAGTTGCGCGACGTTGTTGAAGCCGCACGTCGGGATATGGAAATGTCAGGTGTTCCCCGTCGCGTCGCCCGCGACGAAGCGAACGCTGACGTAATACAGGCGATCAAGTGCTTTGTCAAAGCCGATCAATCTTGGGAAGAACCGAACATTGCAGCGCGACAAATGGAAAGCTACAACGCTATCGTCAACAAACTGTCCTTGACCCATGATGACAGAAATAACGACGAAAGGGGCTGCTATTCGTGAACAGGCGCACTGTGATTAAACTGCTTGAAAAGACGGTCAGCAAGAGCGGCACAGGTTTTGAAACGAGAAACACAACGGCAGGACGTGAGATAATCGCCGAACAGGGCGGCGTCGGGCGTTCGGAATTTTATAAAGCAGCGGCGGCGGGTATGGCCCCGCCGTTACTTTTACCGTTTCCGAAGCTGATTATCAGCAAGAACGCCTGATAGAGTATAACGGAAAAACATACAAAGTTCTGCGTTCATACCCTACGCCGAATCGCAAAGTCGAGCTTGTCTGTCAGGGGGTTGAACCGAATGACGATTGAAGCATTCGTCAACATTCTGAAGAAAATTGACCCGGATATTTCGCGGTATCAACGTATTCGGAAAAAGAGCGATGACGCCTATTCCGTTTGGAGCGACTACGGCACACGAACGCTGTACGCAAATGGAGTTCCTGCCGGAAGCGTAAAAAAAGTTCAGGTCGATTATTTCACCTTCAAAGAAGATGACCCTGTTGCTTCACGTTACTTTCACGCACTTTCCCTGAATGATGAAATTGCAGTTGAGCATACAACAGACTTTGAAACAGATACGCGATATATTCATCACATTTTTGATTGCGAAGTGGTGACTGACGATGGCGTTATTTAATGGCGAAGGATTTAACGAACTGCTTTCCGATCTAAAAACAAACGGGGATATGCTCGATGTAGCTGCGCCCGAAATTCTTGAAGCAGGCGCGGCAGTTGTCGCTGATGCGTGGCGCGATGCGATTAAAGCGCATGACTTGATTGATTCAGGCGACATGCTCGAAAGCGTCGGTCATTCTGAAATCGTGAACACTGAAACTGAAAAAAAGGTTGCCATTTATCCGCAAGGACGCGATCACAAAGGCGTTCGCAATGCGGAAAAGGCTTTTGTCAATCATTACGGAGCGTCACACCGAAAAGCAACGCATTTCGTTGATGATGCTGAAAAACAATCAGAAGAACCAGCCGTCGAAGCTATGGCTGCGGCATGGTATCAGAAACTTGAATCGGAGGGTTAAACAATGGCAAATATTGGCTTGCGATACGCCGTATTTTCCCGTGTGCAGTCGCACACCGAAGGAAACGCCATTACCTATGGCACAGGGCGCGAAGTTGGTATGATGATTAGCGCAAACGTCGCTATTACGCGCAACAGCAGCAAACTTTACGCAAACGATGTCGTTGCCGAAGAAGACAACTCCATCAGCGAAGCGCAGATTACGATTAACACCGACGATCTGACGCTTGACAATGAACAGTATATGCTTGGAACGCTGAAGACGGGCGAAGGCGATTCCGCGCACTACGAAGATACAGACGACGCTTCCCCACTCGGCGGTTTCGGTTATGTGCGCGTCAGGTCGAAGACGAATCAGGAAACGGGCGTAACCACAAAGAGTTATATTGCGACGTGGTGGTACAAGGTGCGCGCCCGAATTGAAGCCGAAAGTGCGCAGACGAAGGGGCAGAATCTCGAATGGGGTACGCCGACGATGATTCTGCGCGCTATGGGCGCGTATATCGACAACAGCGACAAACTGAAGTTCCGTGACCGCAAGAATTTTTCAAGCTATGCAGACGCTAAAAAGTTCATCGACGATTACGCAAACATCACGGCTGTCGGCGAGCAATAAGGCGGGTGAACAGAAATGATGACAGATGGAGCAAAAATCACATTGCTTGATGACAAGGAACTCGACCTTGTTTTGAATACCGAAGCAATGGCTGAACTTTGCGATGAGTTCGGCGATCTTGAAAAAATCGGAGATATGCTGAACAATGCCAGCTATTCTGAAAAAATTCGCCTTGTTCCCCGGCTGATTTCTATTCTTGCAACGCAAGGAGAAGCAATCAAAGGGAACGATACGAACATTTCCCCCGACTACATCCTGCGCCAAACATTACCGAAGGATATTCCGGCAATGACAGGCGCGTTTCTTCGCGCTATCGAAATCGGCATGAATATCAAATACACGATGGAAGATAACGAAACTGATGAAGTGCTTGCTGAAATCGAAAAAAACGTGCAGGGCGCAGCGGGGACTTGACCCCGCTGCGCGTTGTACATTGCGGGCTTACTGCTGGACTTGATTTTCATACCATCATGAAATCAAACCCCGGCGCAGTTCTTACGCTTTATCTATATCGGCGCGATTACGACGACCAGCAACACGGTATAACGCGAGAAAAGGGGGCTGCTTTCTATGCCGATGCGTGACATTCGGACAAATATTGTCCTTGAAGGTGAACAGCAGTATAAAAGTCAGCTCAACGACGCAATGAATGCCGTCAAGCTGCTGGGGCTGCAAGTCAAAGAAAATACCACGGTCTACAAGTTGAACAGCGATTCAGCAAACGGGAACCGCGAACGAATGGCGCTGCTGTCAAAAGAAATGGAACAACAGCAAAAAATCATTGACTTATATACCGAAAAAATTGAAAGGAACCGTCAAGCGGGAGAAGGAAACAGCAAGGAAACGCAGCGGCTTGAAGAAAATTTGATAAAAGCCCGCACTGCCCTTGCTGCAATGAACAATGAATACCAGCAAGCAAACGACAACATTCCGTCGCTAAAGGATAAAATCAAAGAGCTTACCGGGCATATTGGCGAAGGACTTGTAAAAGCTGCTGAAGTTGCTGGAAAAGCCGTTGTTGCTTCTTTTTCCGCTATTAGTTCAGCCTGCGTCGCTGCTGGTAAAGCGATATATGATTTAACCGGGCAAGCCGGAACGTATGCTGATACTATCCTGACTATGTCGGATGTCACAGGCATTGCGACGCAAGACCTGATGAAATGGGAATACGCTTCGCAGTTTATCGACACATCAGTTGATACGATAACGGGCAGCTTGACAAAACTTGAAAAGAACATGGCCAGTTCTTCGGCAGATACGGCAGCAGCCTTTGAAACGCTGGGTGTGAAGATAACCGATTCAACCGGGCAAATGCGCGACGACGAACAAGTTTTCTGGGAAATTATCGACGCATTAGGCAAGGTTGAGAACAGCACAGAGCGCGATCAACTTGCAATGACGCTGCTTGGCAAGTCTGCCAAAGACCTAAACCCACTTATCAACGCCGGAAGTCAGGCGTTCAAAGACTTGGGCGAAGAAGCCGCTGCAACAGGCTTGATTATGTCTGATGACAGCTTAAAAGCATTCGGGGCATACGACGACGCAGTAAATGTCATGAAATCGACCCTGACAGCGGCAGGACGTTCGGTTGCTGAAGTATTCTTGCCAGCCACAAAGGGCGTCATTGAGGGTGTCACAGAGGTTGTGCAGGCATTTATCGACATGGTTCAGGGTGCGGATGGCGCTTCTGAAAAATTCCAGAAGACGATAAATAATCTAATTGACAAGGTAACAGGCATGTTCAATGACTGGTTGCCGAAAATTCTTGAAACAGGTATCAACATTCTAATTTCGCTGACTGATGGCATTATCAAAGCGATTCCGAAGCTATCCGCAGCGCTTCCGAAAGTTTTGAACACGCTGCTGACGTTTATCATTGAAAATCTGCCGAAAATCATTGATGCGGGCATTTCTCTTTTGTCCGCCCTGTGCGAAGGTATTATTTCAGCAATTCCGTCCCTTGTTGCGAATCTGCCTGCGATTATAACCGCAATCGTTCAAGGACTTGCAAGAGGCGTTGCGGCAATGGCGAATGTCGGCGTTGAGCTTGTAAAAGGACTTTGGGAAGGCCTGAAAGGTGCTGTCGGGTGGCTCAAAGACAAAATTGTCGGGTGGGTTGGCGACGTGCTTGATTTCATTAAAGGCTTGTTCGGCATTCATTCCCCTTCGACCGTCATGCGCGATCAAGTCGGCAAAATGCTTGCCGAAGGTGTTGCTGTCGGTCTTGAAAACGAAAAAGGAACGGTACAGCGCGCCTTTAATGACATGTTGCCGGATACGGATGTAAACTTTAGCATCAAAGGCGTTACCAGCGCGGCGCGCACGGCGCTTTCCGCCCCGGCTTCTGTTCCTTATTATTCAGGCACAGCAATCAGTTATGACTTGTCTGATTCCGCGCTTCAAAAGTTATCCAATAATCTTGTTGGAGCGCTTCAACGCGCGGGCGTTGGAGAAGCTGTCATTCAGTTGAACGGGCGCGAGTTTGGGCGCACAATGCGGCGCGGCTTGGAAGTGGGGTTTGTATGATTCAGTACGAAAACAGCGCAGGTGAAACGATCAGGCTTGACCGTGCTGGATTTTATGCAGACGAAGGAACGCTTCGCAATTTTGAATGGAGCTATAATTATTCTGCTTATCCTGATGGTACGGGCGGAAGCGTTTCGCAGTTTTCAAGGAACGACAAAACGAAAAACTTTAACGTTTCCGCACACGCCTATTCACGCACCGAAATTGACGCCCTTCTGAATCGACTGCACAATGTTACAGAATATGATGTTCGCAGCAGAATGCCGGGCAAGCTGTGGCTAAATCAGCAATACCTTTCGTGTTATCTGATAGGTAGCGAAATCACAGAAAAGTCACGGCACATGCTGTTTGTTACAAAAAAAATGACGGTTCTTCCTGTTGTCCCGTACTGGTGCATTGAAGAAACAAAAAACTTTATCGCTGGTGGCGCGTCTGTTTCGTCAGCGAACGGGAAGCGTTACAATGGGCGCTATCCGTATAAGTATGGCACAGGATATGCGCAGACAACGCTTGACAACACGGTTGGTTCGTGGGAAACGCCGATGATACTGACAATATACGGCCCCGCAGTCAATCCGTCATTATCAATCGGCGGGCATAGTTACACGCTGAACACAACTATTGCCGCGCGAGAACGCGCCGTTATCGACCAACTGCACAAGAAAATTTACAAAATAGGCACAACAGGCGGTAAAAGCAACCTGTTCAATACGCGCGACAAAAAGAACGATATTTTTCAATATGCGCCCATTGGCATGGTTCCTGTTTTGTACAACGGTGATTATTCGTTTGATATTACGTTGATTCATCAGCGGAGTGAACCTTTATGGAACGATTGATTCACGCAGATTCAAGCCGCATAGAAGTCGGCATGATAACCGACTTCATTTCTTTCGATGCACAGATTCACAATAATTGCGAAATCGCAGATAACACGTTTTCACTTGAAATGTCCATCAGCGCATGGAAAGCGGAACAGATTATGCGCGGCGATTATATCTATATTGACGGAAGCGAGTTCGGCGGCCTTGTTGGAAGCGTAAACAAGAACACAGGAGCAGACACGGTCACGATCAAGGGTATACTGTGGCGCGCGCTGCTTGCTATGCGGATAATATCGCCGCCTTCTGGACAGGCGTACAGAGCGTTTACAAACACGGAACTGAATAGTATCGTCGCCGATATTGTCGAAAACGACTATGTGAACCTTTTCCATGTTTCCGAAGAAAACACGGGCGTTTCAATATCGTGTCAATTTCGCTATCAGACGAAACTTTCGGGGTTGTCTAAAGCACTGCTTCAAGCTGGGTATACATTATCTTGCGTGTACAATGCAGCAGAGCAGCGCGTTATTACCAGCGCCCGCCGTTGCGCGGACTATTCCGAATATGCAGATATTTCGCCCGACTTGGGGATTGGAATGTCAATCACGGCAGGGCGCGTTGATGACTATAACCATTGCATTGCGCTTGGTACAGGCGAACTTGCTGAACGCATGGTACGCGAAATCTGGATGCTTGACGGAAAGATTTATAAAACGCGCCCTGCTGCGCTTACTGAATCTGCGTTGCGGTCAATGACATTCGATTATCCAAACGCAGAAAGCGAAGACGAGCTGCTTTCCTCGGCAGGCGATGCGCTTCTTCAATATGCTGCTATGTCTTCAGCAGAAATAGATCTGTCACAGCTTCAGCTTGACTTGCAACTCGATGACAAAATACTGACCGTTGACCGCGATCTTGGCATATCGGCAATAAAGAGCGTATCACAGCGCGTCATAACAATCAACCAGAACGGCACAACAATCAGAACGGAGGTTGAATAATGGCACAGAAAGCAATAACGGTCTTTACCCCGGACGGCGAAGCTCCTCACATCTACGCAGAAGACGATGCGCAGGTTCACAGGGCAATCTTTGGAGGAAGCGGCATCACGGATGCAGACGAACGGCTTGCCGCAACCATTGTTGACAACAACACAATTCGCCTTGCTTCCGGCTTATACTGCAATCAAGGCTACTTGCACGTCGTCCCTGCTGGTGAAACACTTGCTTTGACCATTGGAAGCGGAACGGCAGGTGTATTCAGGCGCGATCTGATTGCGTCGGAGTTTATACGCGGCGGCGGGAGCGTTGCTGACACCTTGCAATTCAAGGTTATTGCGGGCGAAGAAGCGTCAAGCCTTGCCGAAGCACAACGCCCTTCGCTGACACAAGACAGCATTGCAGCAGGCGGTTCTACTCGGCAAGAAGCGCTGTATGAAGTGATTATTAGCGGAACGACAATCACGGCGGTCAACAGGGTTGCTGATTATGTTGGTTCCTTCTATGCTTAACGCGGAAAGGCTGCACAATGGCAACGACTTCTTACAATGGCAGTTGGGGAGATTCGTATTCACTTAATACGACGCGGACTTGCTATCTTTCGGGCGGTGGCGGCGCTTCTGGAATCATCAACAGCGTAACAGTTGACTTGATCTTTTCGACGAATGCGTATTCGCCGCATTACTATCTAACGATTACGCTATTGACAAACAGCGGAAACATTGAAATTGAAGATGAAGTAAAGATGACCTCGGATGACTATTCATTTGCTTCGCGTAGTTTCACATTCAGCAATGTTTCACTTAGTCAGGCGAACAGCATAACAGGAATTTCTATCAAATGCACAGGAGCTTCTTCTTCGTCTGGTAGCGCTTCAAAGGTTTTTGTAAAATCCTCGGTGTCCGTGGTTGTTGACTATACCATTCCGTCGAAACTTGCTACACCAACTATCAGCACAGGAACGACAATGACAACCGATTCAACGGTTGCTATATCTTGGGCTGCGTCTTGGAATACAACGGCAAACACGCTGACGGCGTATGAACTTCAGTACGCAGACAGCAGCAACGGTTCATCTTTCAGCGCGTGGACTACATACTACACATACGGCACAGGTACACGCAGCGTTTCGGCCTCCTTGCCAGCGGCTAAAGGTTGGCGCAAATTCCGCGTCCGTGCGCTTGGCAGCGCCGGAAGCGACTACTATTCCGATTGGAGCGAATCAAGTGCAGTTTGTCGAGTTGCTATGCCGACAACGCCGGGCAGCTTTGCCGTTTCGCCGACGATATGGGACAGCGGAAACGTCGCGCTTTCGTGGTCTGCTTCGGCTGTAACAGGCGCGTCAATCAGCAGGTACTATGTCGAATACCGATTGAAAAAGTACGGAAGCAGCTTCGGAAGCTGGACTGCACTGACAAATACGACTGCGCTAAAGTATTCATATAATCCGGGACTGTCAAAAGGCGATGTCATAGCTTTCCGCGTTCGCTCACTTTCTTCAGATGGCATCCATTCGGCATATACGTCTGAAGCTACTGTATCGCGTCAAACAGATGTTCCGATCAATCTGACGCCCGCTGCTGGATGGTATACGTTGCTTGATCTTTGCGCGTGGGAATTGCCGACCACAATCAATCTTGCAGGAACGATTTGTCAGTACGCCTATACGATAAATAGCGGCGTAACTTGGTCTGCATGGAACAACGCCAGCGGAAACAGCTTTAATGCTGCGGCGCTGTTTGATTCCGTGTCTTCCGGGAACTATTTCTGCTATAAGGTGCGTGCCGTTCAAACGAACGGCGACATTACCGATGCAGCTATATCAGGTATTCTTTATAAAAATACTGCGCCCGCTGCACCTGTCATACTTTCCCCTGTGCCTTCATCCCCGATTTCACCGGGCGCATTCTGGGCAATTCTGCGCATCACAAGGGATATAAACGGGCATAGCATGACAGTTACATACAGCAAGGATTCAGGCGAGTTTGCAATCATTGCAAACGATATAACAGATAGCTGCATTGTCGCTGCCAAGCTAACAGCAGGCGGCGCGTATCGCTTCAGGGTAACGGATGAATACGGCGCATATTCCGAAGTTGCGCGAACAATTACTGTAACCGCTGAAACGTACACAGATAGCCCTGTAACAGCCGGAACGACCCGCATAAAAGCTGCGCACATCAATGAGATACGCAGCAGGGTCGAGCAGCTTTGCGCGTTCTACGGTCTATCTGCGCCGTCGTGGAACGAATCTATCATTGCAGGCACAACTTCTATAAAGCACTATCCTGCACACGTTGCGGAAATCCGAAGCACATTGACCGCAATATATCAGAAAATTAACGGACTTGGAGCAGGCGTTATCATTCCCACGCCTGCGTGGAGTACAACGCTTGACGACACAAAGCCGAAAGCCGCTGCAATCGAAGAATTACGCGCTGCGGCAAAGGCGATTTGAAAGGAGGTGGAAAAATGGCATTACCGCGTGAAGTGCATACCAGAATTTTAGGATCTTGCTTCGATACACCGATTTTATTGCTTGGCAAAGTCGGCGAAAATCTTGCAACGAAGGTCGTCTTTGATGCTTCAGAATGGTACGACGGCAGCGGAATATTTCAACTTCTTGTCAAACGTGCCGATGAAGAAATGCTTACGGCAACTATCGAGCAAAACGAAGGCGTTATTTCTTGGCTTATTCCTGCCGCCGAAATCGGGGCTGCTGGATATGGCGAAATCGAGCTAAATTATATTGTCAGTGAAGCAAGAATGAAATCCGCCCGTGTTGATACGCGGGTTTTCAGTTCAATCGAAATCGACAGCTTGCCGCCGAACGGCCTGACTTGGTCACAACTGGTACTTGCGGCGATTCAGGACGCCCGCGACGCCGCCGAAGAAGCGCAGGGCGCAGAAGGCGAAATTGCCGACCTGATTGCCGACGCCGTTGCCGAAGCGACCGCACAGGCCGAAGCATCTGCACAGGCGGCAGCGGAAAGCAAACAAGCGTCAGAAGAAAGCGCCGACGATTCGGCAGCAAGCGCAACCCTTGCCGAAAGCTACGCGAAGGGCGGCACTTCGACCCGCACGGGCGAAGACACCGATAACGCGAAGTATTACAAGGAACAGGCTGCTCAAAGCGCTAAAACCGCAAGCGACAAGGCAACTGAAGCGAATCAGGCCAAAGACGCAGCAGTTGAAGCGAAAAACAAGTCAATCGCTGCGCGCGACGAAATCTTTGATATTCTCTATAACGCGACGATCCTGAACACGACCGAAACCGTCACGTTTAACAGCGACAACCTTGTTGACACGATTGTTCATACTGACAACGCTTCGGGCAGCGTCGTCAGGACTGACGTATTCACCTATAACGGCAATATTGTCACAGAAGTCAGAACGGCAGCGGACGGCAGAACGCAAACGAACGTTTACGACCTTGACACGCTGACACAGCAATTCAACGTATAAAGGGGGCTTTATGATGGACTACATCAAGCACAGTTCAATCAATCAGACGTCAAGCGGCTTGCCCGTCTATGAATTCATCATTGACAGCGCCGCAGACGTCGAAACGCTGCCGACGATGGAAGACAAGAAAGAATTCATCGAATGCGTCGCGGCTGGATCTATCGCAACCGTCAAAGATATGTCAGCGCTTTATTTCCTGTCGGCTGACGGCTGGATTGAAGTTTAACAAGAAAGGATGAATTGAAAATGGCTGAACGTGACCTGTTCCTTGCGGCCCTGATTAAAAAGGGCCTTGACGGCCTGAACAAGAAGGTTGATACCCTTGCCGCTGTCGCGGGTGAAGAAGCTTCTTGGGCGTCGATCAAAAAGGTTGTCGCTGCGGGCATGGCCCCGAACGCGTACCCTATCGGAACGCAGTTTTCCGTATCTCATACAAAATACGGCAATCTGCTTTTCGACGTCGTCGCCCATAATCACCATAAAAACCCGAACAACGCCGCCGCGCCGACAATGACGCTGCTGCTGCACAACATTATTTATTCAAGACCCTTTGACGGCGCTGAAGCGGTTTACTGCGTGACTGAAGAAAACTATCCTGAAGGATTGCCCGCCGGAACGTATCATTTCCTGCCGCCTTCTGATTATCTGATGAACGCAGAACTTGAAGGTTGGACGGGTATTCAATTCACGACGACGCAGGTTGTTCCTGCCGGCGGGCAGATTGTTATTGTCGGATGGGAAAGCGGCAACATTTCCGCAAAGAAAATCAGCACGTTCGAAAGCAACGCGGCAATGACAGCGATTGAAAGCGGGCTGACGCTTTCTGACGGCAAGGGCGGCACTTCCATTGGAACCATTCATAAATACAATGAAGACGCCGACGGATACATGAACGTTCTTCAGCGGCTGCGTTACGGTAACAGCAACTGGAACGAAAGCAATATTCGGCAATGGCTGAATTCTGACGCTGCTTCGGGTTGGTGGACACCGACGCACAGTCTTGATAGACTGTCTTCAACATATGCAAACCTTGAAGGGTTCCTGAACGGCATTAACCCTGAATTCGCTGCCGTTCTTGGTGAAGTTGATGTTGCTACCCAAAAGAACAATGCCTTTGAAAATGACAACCAGCGCGGCGACATTGTCTATACAACCCGCGACAAAGTCTTCTTGCTGTCGAACAACGAAGTCGGCTATAACGTCGAAGGTATCGCGCAGGGCAGCGTTGTTGACTTCTATGACGGCGCTGCGAATGCAGACCGTATCAAGTATGATTATGCTTCGACCGCTACGGCCCGTGGCTGGTGGTTGCGTTCGCCGGTCCCCGGCGTCGCGGGCAATGCGCGTATCGTGGGCGCGACGGGCGCGCGGAGCAACAGTTACGCCTACTTTGGTTTCGGCGCGGCGGCGGCTTGCGTAATCTACTAATCCCCGTTCAATCTGCCGCCGTCAAGGCGGCAGATACCCCTTTTTGAAGGTGTGAAGATATGTCAGTTATCAAGGCAAAGCGTTCGGAAGGAAAACTTCAGGTTCTAATTCAGGCGAATAACCTTTGTGTTTATACTGTTCAGATTTGCAAGAATGAAAAGTATTTTCCGAAGCGCGACCGCTGGATTATGACACAACATATTGTACATGAAGCGCTTGACGTATTGTGCTGCATCAAGCGCGCGAACGCTGTTAATGTGGCTACATGGGAGGATTACAAATACCGAAGGGCGCAGCAGGTAGAAGCCTATTCACATGCAGAAGCGCTGCTGACCTTACTTGACGTTGCGTATATCACGCTTTGCATCGAATCGCAACGCATAGAGTTCTGGACAGGTCAAATTATCAGTGTTGAAAATCTGCTGAAGAAATGGCGCGAAAGCGACAGAAAGCGCTATAAGTCTATCTTGCGCCCCGATCAGAGCTGTTCAACGTCTTCGGACGATGGATAAAGGGCGAATCGTTATAGCTACGGCCCGTAACTGGTGGTTGCGTTCGCCGAACCCCGGCAACGCGAACAATGCGCGTAACGTAGACACTACGGGCGCGCGGAACAACAATAACGCCTACAATGGTAACGGCGCGGCGGCGGATTGTGAGATAATGCCCGCTTAAAGTAGGCCATGCGGCTGAAATCTGTGCTACTCACACAAGGAACGATTCACCCGCCCCGAAAGGGGGAACACAAAGCGGCGACGCCGCCAGAGTTTGCGCTGGTGCGGCTATAAGCGCCGTTCTTTTTATGCAAAATAAAACAGTAAAAGATGCTACTTCCTTCCGCGAACTATATAAAGGCTTAAAAAAATCATGCTGCAATGTTCGATGGAAGGATAGCGTCATAGGTTACGAAGCGAACAGTCTGAAGAACACTTATCTTCTGCGTCGAAGTCTTTTGAATGGAACGTATAAAATAAGCGACTATCAGAAATTTCGCGTATATGAACCTAAAGAACGTGAAATTGTGGCAACAAGGATAAAAGACTGCCAATTTCAGCGAAGTCTTTGCGATAATGTGCTTTATCCTCAAATCACACGTTCGTTTATTCGTGACAACTGTGCTTGCCAGCGCGGGAAAGGTGTTGATGATGCACTTAATCGCATGAATGTTCATCTTCGGCGTTACTTTCTTAAAAATGGTTCTGACGGCTGGGTGCTGAAATGCGATATACGCCACTACTTCGCGGAAACGCCGCACACAGTAGCGAAAGCTGCAATCAGAAAGCGGCTAACCGATCAGGATGCGGCAGCATACACAGACATGATTATTGATAGCTTCGGCGGCGAAGTCGGCATAGGTTTAGGCAGTCAAGTATCACAAATAACTGAACTTGCGGTGCTTGATGACCTCGACCATTTCATAAAAGAACGCTTGCGAATCAAGCACTATATTCGCTATATGGATGACTTTGTTTTGATTCACAACGACAAGGACGTTCTTCAAACAGCCTTGAAAGAAATCAAATTACGACTTGCCGCAATCGGTCTGACGCTTAATCAGAAGACGCAGGTTTTCCCCTTGAAGCAGGGGCTTTTGTGGCTGAAATGGCGGTTCTTGCTGACCGATACAGGAAAGGTTATCAGGCTTATTTGCAAACAATCTGTTGTTAGAGAAAGACGCAAATTGCGAAGGATGGCACGACTTGCAAAGGCAGGTAAAATTCCTATTAAGTCGCTAACGGAATCCTTTTCCACATGGAAGGCAAATGCACAACGTGGCAACTGCCGAAAAATCATTTTGAATATGGAATCCCTATATAATCAACTAATTTCGGAGGTCAGACAAAATGAAAGTCAAAAATGAAGAAAGAATTGCCCGAATCGAAGCTATCTGCGAAAAAGTCAGAAACGCCGAAATCGACGTACAAGAATCCGTACTTCGTGACGCCATTGCCGCCGAAGACGAAGAACTTGCTGCGTCGATTACGCGCACAATCAGAAACAAGCTGCTTGAACGAAGTGACGGTATGCTTGCTTTCGACCGCTGCGGGATTGAGCTTCCCGACACGGTTACAGCGTCGTCGATGCTTCAAACCTTCAAAGCGTTGATTGATGGTTTGAAAACTTTGCTAAACGGCGAATGGGCGGAATACCGTCAGGCGCTGCGCGATCTGCCAGCACAACCGGGCTTCCCCTTCAATATCGTTTGGCCGGAAATGCCTGAAAACACTGTGAAGAATGACAATGAATGATTCATATAAAATCCATGTAGCATCAACAAGAAGAACGTGCGAAGTCACGTTCTTTTTTGATGATGGCGCAACTTATACCCTACCAACAAGGTATTACCCCGGCATCGAAGATGATATTCGACGCAACTATTATGCTTGGCGCGCTCATGCTGTCGCTTACTGCGCCGAACGTGCCAAACTTGACAATATCTTAGATGTATTGACTGTTAATTGCTTGGAGGACGAAAGCAATGCGGAAAATTGATCTTGCCGCACAAATTGCGCGCAGCTTCGTCGGCTGTCCTTACGTTTTTGCGTCTACCGGGCAGGAATGCACGGTAACACTTCGGAAGAATCGCGCAGCGGCGCGCCCGGCTTATGCCGATGCAATTTATAAATACTGCCCCGTGCTTTCCGGGAAGCAGGAAAACTGTTCGTCATGCAAGTACAACGGGAAACGGGCGTTTGATTGTCGAGGACTGACGTACATTGCTTGCAAAGAAGCCGGACTAAAAATCAGTTCCATCGGTGCATCTTCGCAATACAGGGCTGATGACTGGATTGAAAAAGGCACAATCGACAAAATGCCAGCAGACACGCCCTGCATTCTGTTCAAGCAAGACAAATCCAATGCAACCGTCATGCAGCACACGGGTTTTGCCCTTGGTGACGGTTACGCGGTTGATTGTCGCGGTCATTCTGCCGGAACCGTTCTGAAGGCTGTTTCTTCTTACCCTTGGACGCATTACGCGATTCCAAAGGGTGCATTCGATGAAGTCGAACAAACGACCATTTCCAAAGAAGAAACGACCACAACGCGCGCAACCATCCGAAAAGGCAGCAAAGGTGACGATGTAAAGTTATTTCAAAACGCCCTGCTGAAGCTGGGTTATGTTCTTCCGAAATATGGCGCAGATGGAAGTTTTGGAAACGAAACTTCCGCAGCCCTGAAGCAATTCCAACAGAACAACAGCCTGACGGCTGACGGTATCTGCGGGCCTGCTACATGGGCAAGACTTGACGCATTGCTGAATGATGCTTCTGTTGAACCTGTTACGCTGTACAATGTGAGCATTTACGGACTTGACGCGGCAACAACTGCGTATTTGCTGGAATGCTATCCCGGCGCAGTTGCAACAGAAGCAAACAGTTAAATGGCTACATTGAAAGGGGCTGATAATATGCGCGCCGAACGCGCTATTATATGCAAGCGCTGCGATCTATCCCGATGACAACATGAAAGGAAAAACAACCATGAAGGAAAAAATTTTTCAGACGATTGCAGCGGCGGCGGGCGCTGTCGCTTCCTTTTTCTGCGGTCTGCCGCCTATCTTGTGGGTGCTGCTTGCTGTCATGTCCCTTGACTACATCACAGGGCTTATCTGCGGCGCAGTCGGGAAAAGCCCTAAATCCACGAACGGCGGTTTATCCAGCAGCACGGCGTTTGCAGGTCTTATGAAAAAGCTACTGATTATCGTCATTGTTGCGCTTGCGTATCTGCTTGACGCGGTCGTTTCGATGAATGCAGGCGTATCTTTTGCTGCGGTTTCTGGTGCGTCTTGCTTGTGGTTCATCAGTTCCGAAGGTGTCAGCGTACTTGAAAATGCGTCGCTGATTGGCGTTCCGATTCCGAAGGTAATCAGGCAGGCACTTGAAGTCATGCGTGGCAATGACGAATCAAAAGACGATTCAGCCAATACTTAAAGCAACAGCAGGGCGGTTTCCCGTCCTGCTGTTATTTGTCTGCAATCACAAATAGAAATTTGATTCCTTGGCGCGATCTATCGAAACAACCAGCCCGAAAAGATGACCTGCGATAATGTAAAAGTGTTCGACCGCTGAAAGGTATGCTCCACTCCCGGAATCCCTTATGATACAAGGGGTTCCGGTTTTCTTTTGCCCTTTAGTACCATCGTTAGTACCATTGTTGAGTTTCAGGCAGCTTCGGGATCGGGGTCTTATCCCCCTCCGATAGCTGCTTTTTCATTGTTTTTCTATTGTTTTTGCAAATTTTCCTCAATACTGGCAGATCAGCGCTTCCAGCTGGTCTGCTGCCTGCTGCCTCATGTCACAGTTGCTGTGGCCGTAAACATCCAAAGTGAAAGCGACGGTCGCGTGGCCCAGTGCTTCAGAGAGCGTCTTGGGATCTACATGGCTTTGCAAGGATAGTGTGGCATAGGTGTGCCTTACATCGTGGAAACGCACCTCCGGTCGGCCCATATCCTTCACGATGTCCTTGAAGTGGACATACAGCGTCTTGAACCGGACGAACATGCCGTTGGCACAGGTGAAGATCATGTTATACTCGTTGTGCCAGCTGCTTCCTGCACGCAGGCGCTGTTCGCTCTGCTTGCGCTTGGCTTCCTGGAGTACAGCCATAGCTGTGGTGGTCAGGGTGATGGTGCGCTCCTTGCCGTTTTTCAGCGGCGTATACATCATCTTGCCCTTGTCAGGGCCGGAGGCGATACGGACGAACTGCCGGTATACACGCAGGGTGTGCTTTTCAAAATCCACACAGTCCCAGGTCAGGCCGATCAGCTCGCTCTCACGCAGGCCAGTGAAGAAGTCAAACCGCATCATCAGGTAATACTCATCGTCCTTCGCAAGATTCATGAACATGCCCATCTCCTCTTTGGTCAACGGGTGCATTTCATGCTGCTGGATATGGGGCAGCTCACAGTTTTTGCTCACATTCTTGCGAATCAGGTCCATCTTCATGGCCTTGTCCAGCATACCGTGGAGCATACCATGCACATTTCGAATACTCTTGGGCGACAGGCCCTCTTTCTCCAGCAGGATGTACACACGCTGCACCATCAGCGTCGTGAGGTCTTTCAGCTTCACATTGCCGATGTACGGCACCACATGCAGCCGGAAGTCGCTCTCATAGTTATCGAGGGTCGAGTGCTTCACCTTACCGGCCTTGAAGGTCTTCATCCACTCCCAGCCCCACTGCTCCACAGTAAGGTCGGTTTCGGTGATGCTGGTGCCCTGGGCGATCTCCGCCCGCTTCTCAGCCAGCTTGTCCTTCACGATGGCCTTTGTGCGACCATACAGCGAATGCTGCTTGCCGTCCACATCATAATAGCGTCCTTCCCAGGTTCCGTTGGAACGCTGGCGGATATTGTTCTTCATTTCAGTCATTGTTAGCTCCTTTTCCTTTTCAGGTCAATAGAGCTGACAATAGAAAATGGTCAGGCTGAAGTTGTCAAGGTTCATCACCTTGAATTTTACCCAGCCTGACCACCTATGTCAACTCATTCAGCAGTATATCAGTTGTAAATTATTACGCAGCCTTCCGGCACTTACGGTTCAGCCAATCCTGGAGCAGATCCCGGTTGATCAGGATCTTCTTGCCAAGGCGGAAGCACGGGAAATCCGGCTCCTTAGTCAGCTCATAGGCTACGTTCTTGGAAATATTGAGGACCTTCATCATCTGCGGGACAGTGAGGGTCATCAGAGGGCACTCGCGGAGGTTGTCCGCGGGGATATTGGTCTGCTCGGTGCTGCCGAACAGTTGCAGGTTCAGGTTCATCATATAATCAGTCAGTCTCCTTATAATACGGATTTGGGTTATTTCGCTATGTACATACGTACGGCGCTGTACGTATGTACATAGCGTTTTTGCAGTTTTCATTACTGCGAAATCAAACAAAGGGATTGTCCTTGGGATACACATGCTGCATACCGCTGCGAGTACGCAGCCCACTGTCAATCAGTGGCTTAATGCCCTTGAAGCCCCATACACGCTGCCCTTCAAGACCATAGATGTCATTTGTATGCTCCAGCCCGTACTTTTTCGCATTTGCAACAAGGAAATCGCTGAACGAGCGTGATTTGATCGGAGTAAATCCATTCTCCTCACACCAGATGCAGTACACAGCATACAGTTCCTTAGAAGATACACTGGCATTGCTGCCCAGCTGGATATAATCTTCCGCCTCCATGAACAGAATGGCGTTGTTTGCCTCCTGCTTGATCATTTCCCGGTTGGCCTTGGTACGGTCACTCTCGGTAAACTTATAGTTATTGGCCACCAGACGCTGCAAGCCCTCAATGGCCCACAGCAGGATACCGGGGATCTCGGCACACATCTTCTCAGCCAAATCGGGGTCATCCATACGATTCGGGTCTTTGGGCTTCGCGGACAAGATCAGCTGACGGCGATAGAAACCGCCGCTGCGGTCATAGAGAGCCTGCAGGCTGCCATTGCTAAATGCCATGATACGGGCATACATATAGCCCTGATAGCTCTGCTTCTTCTTGCGTTCCAAATCCATACGGCCTTGTGCTGTTACAAGCGACTTGACATAGTTGGTCTGTTTCAGTGCCTCCATACGCATGTCATCGTCCACCATCAGCAAAACGTGTTCCAGATCAGCACGAGCAAAGGCATTCTCAGAGACCTTGCCGACGCTGCCATCCTTGGCGTAGTTGCCGAACATGCGCTTCAGCACGGTACCGGTCTGTGTCTTTCCCTCACCGCCGTCACCGATCATCATCAGCATACGCTGGGCTTTGTTACTCGGAATCAGCAGATAACCGATGTACTCCTGGATCGTCGGAATATCCTCTGGGTACAACAGATCATTCAGATATTTCAGCCACATCACAGGAGTAGTTGCATTGGGATCATAGGTCACCGGCAGACGAAAACGCACCACCTCATTCATGCTGGAATCGAAGTGCCCATCCAGGAACAGCGAACCATTTTTCAAATTCACACGATCTGTCTGTGGGGGGAAGTCGGCGACATAAGCATCGATCTTCAGCAGTTCCACAATATTATTGATCTTGGTTGCCACGCTTGACTTGATAAAGGGCGCAATATCCCGGCTGATTACCCTGCGAAGCGGTGTAATATCCACCAGCTGCCCTTTCGGTGAAAAGAAGGATTTTTCGGTGTACACCAGCTTGTGGTTCTCCAGGAAACGCTGGCTGTACAGGGCTTCATCAATATTCTGACCGGTAAACCAGTCCGGCCACGATGGATCACGCTGATTTTCATTCTTTTTATTTGCCATAGAAATAACCTCCATGAATCAATTATCGTTTATGGCAGCGACAAAAGTCGCTACACTGATATTGTCACATCAAAAGGAATCAGGGATGTGACCGCGGTCACACCCCTGATGTGCATTACCTTCCCAAATCATTTTTCCTGCGACTGGCAGCATGCTCATACGCAGGACGTTCTGTATGTCTTCGCAGCAGTTCAGAAACAGCCGGCTTTGCTGTTTCCTTGATCTTAGGCACCACCGCACAATTCGGCGGCGCGTCTGGCGATGTCTTTTCCGCCATCTGC